GGAACCATTATTTGAAGCGGATGCAAGCGCCTTGTCATTGATTGGTGATGGTGCGATTAAATTAAATCAAGCAATTCCGGACTATGTGAATGCAGCTGTTTTGCGTGACCTGACAGGTATTAAAGGTGGCGATAACAATGGATAATGATATTGTTCCAGCGCTACTTGAGACAATCGAACAAGAATTTGATTCCAGAACACTCAACAGCAAGAAATTAAAGCAAGCCATGCAGCTGCTTGATTCGAAAAAAGCGACATATCTCAATGTCAACGATTTTGCTATTGAATTAGGTGAAATCTTAGCTGACGTACTGGGAAATACAGTCACGAGTGAAACTTTACCTGATGGCAAGATGTACTACAATATTGCTGAACGCATATTGAATCAGACATTGAATAAAAATTATCAATTGATTTCAAATTTTGCAGTTGATGTACAAACGCAACTCAATCAAGCAGCAAGCATTAATATTAAAGGTCAAGTGCCACCGTTAAATCAAAGTAGAATAGATGGCATTGTTGAACGTGTTTCCAACGAAGATAATTTCGATGATATCAAATGGATTTTAGATGATCCGATTGTCAATTTCAGCCAATCAATTGTTGATGATGCTATCAAAGCAAATGCTGAGTTTCATGCAAAGTCTGGTTTATCTCCTAAAATAACCAGACGTGTAGCAGGTCATGCATGTGAATGGTGTCGTAATTTATCTGGTACATATGATTATTATGATGCACCTGATGATATTTATCGGAGGCACCAGCGTTGTAGATGTACTGTTGATTACAATCCTGGCGATGGTCGTCGTCAAGATGTGTGGTCAAAGACATGGAAAGGCCAAAAAAAAGAAGACGACTTGGAAAAGAGAAAGCAAATAGGACTAGGAAATCGCGTTAATCCAAGAAAATCTTTTGACTTTTTACCGTTATCGGAAGAAAATATTGGTGATGGTAGCAGAATTAACCAAGTTATTTCGCGGATGAAAGAGGTCACTAATGACTATAAAGAAAAAACTGGAATAGATATTGTGGATCTTTGGAAAAGCAAACAATTAATTGACCGAAATAATCCATATAATGATGAAAAATCAAAATTTATCGAGTATCTATTTAAAGAAAAAGGGTATGATGTTTTGCCAACGTCATCTTCCGACATTGGTAATCTAAAGCCTATATATCGAGGGATTGGTGATTTTAAAGATGGAACAATGACTGTTGCTAATCAGATAAAAGAATTTGAATCAGGAAAAATGATGATTTCAGGTGCTGGTTCATCTTCTCATGGAAGAGGCATTTATTTTTCGCCGGTTGAATCAGAAGCAAAGAAATATGCAGATAAAGGTGTGAATGGCAAAGTATCAACATACTATATATCAGATAATACAAAAATTTTATCATCTGATATACTAAAGAAAGAAATGAATTACTTCAAAGAACATAGCGGTGATTATCAGGATGCTGAATACTACGCGTTTGCTTTAGCATCTAACCATTTAATGGACAGAAATAGAGAAGTTTTTGCCGTATTGTCTGGATATGATGCGTATGATTTTGGAGCAATAAGGGCTGTCTACAATCGAGGAAAGGTAGTGATGAAAAGATGAAAATTCCTTATAAGAATTTGGAACTTAGTTACGCAATTTGTGAGCATCAGTACTCAGAAAATGAGATTGATAATTTCGATAACCTGTTATTAGAAATCAGCAAAAAAACAAATGGAAGCATCGTTCATTTTGACTCCTATGAGGAATTCTTCTTTGATGGTATGACAGAAAAAGACAAAAGTTTACTGATTGTGGAAATTAAAAAGTATGAAGAATAGCACTCACTAACAAAATGTTGGTAAGTGCTATTTTTATATGCAAAATTAAGGAGTTGAGTATAAGGTGGACAAACAAAAATTGCTAAATTCAGCGATTGAAATGCTTTCTGAAGTGGATACTAAAGATCTTGAAACGGTACAAATTAATGTGACAGATTACGATGATGGATCCAAAGGTGTTTCTGTTGAATTAACCTTCCCATCTGAAAAAGAGACTTAATTTTTGTTAGCTTTATCCCAGCGACAGGGTTATCATGCATGATTGAGGTGAAAGGGGATAGTTTATGACTACTAAAGTAAGACTTGGTAATCAGCATCCTACTCAATCGGTAATTCTTCCCTATGAATTTAGTCTATGTCAACAAGCGATTGATTACTACGAACGTACGAATCAGAAATGCTACGAATGGCAAAAAAATATGCTTGAACCAATGATGGCCACGGATGATGATGGACTGTGGGTGCATCAAAAATTTGGGTATTCAATCCCGCGTCGGAATGGGAAAACAGAAATTGTTTATATTTTCGAACTTTGGGCATTGGAAAAAGGTCTAAGTATTTTGCACACAGCACACAGAATTAGCACGTCGCATTCATCCTATGAAAAGATGAAAAAATATCTTGAAGAATCAGGATATACTGAGGGTGTTGATTTTAATTCCATCAAGGCAAAAGGTCAGGAACGTTTGGAATTGTATGATACTGGTGGTGTGATTCAGTTTCGTACAAGAACTGCAAGCGGTGGTTTAGGTGAAGGGTTTGACGTATTAATCATTGACGAAGCGCAAGAGTATACGACCGAACAAGAATCAGCTTTGAAGTATACGGTAACCGACAGTAAAAATCCAATCACGATTATGTGTGGAACGCCACCAACGCCAGTTTCTAGTGGTACAGTGTTTACAAACTATCGTGAAACAGTTTTGTTTGGTCAGGCGAAGTACTCTGGTTGGGCGGAATGGTCTGTTGATGAAATGACAGATATTCATGACGTCGAAGCTTGGTACAATTCCAATCCATCAATGGGGTATCATCTAAACGAACGTAAGATTGAAGCTGAACTTGGTGAAGATAAGCTTGATCACAATGTGCAACGTTTAGGCTATTGGCCAAAATACAATCAAAAGTCTGCAATATCCGAACAAGATTGGAAAAATCTAAAAGTCAATGCGTTGCCAGTCTTAAAAGGTCCTTTGCATGTTGGCATTAAATATGGCAACGATGGTACGAACGTCGCGATGAGTATTGCGGTCAAAACCTTATCAGGAAAAATCTTTGTTGAAGCAATTGATTGCCAATCTGTACGGAATGGGAATCAGTGGATTATTAATTTCTTGAAAACTGCTGACATTGCAGCGGTGGTTGTTGATGGTGCCAGCGGGCAAAGTCTGTTATCGCAAGAAATGAATGATTTTAAGCTAAAAGAACCAACACTGCCAACAGTAAAAGAGATTATCAACGCTAACTCGTTGTGGGAACAAAGTATTTACCAACATACGCTGTGTCATAATGACCAACCCTCATTGTCAACAGTTGTTACTAACTGTGATAAGCGCAACATCGGTACAAGCGGCGGGTTCGGGTATAAATCGCAATTTGATGATATGGACATAAGTTTAATGGACAGTGCGTTATTAGCGCATTGGGCTTGCAGTCACAGCAAGCCGAAGAAAAAACAACAAATACGGTATTAGACGACTATTTTTGATAGTCATTTTTTTAATACGCAAAATTACCGAACTGCCGGGAAAGCAGGAGAAAGGACGATTTACATGTCATTTAAAATTATTGAAACACAAGAGGAACTGGACCGAATTATCCAGGACAGATTGACTCGTGAACGTGATAAATACGCTGATTACGAAGCAATCAAAACAAAGAATGCTGACTTAGAAAAACAAGTAAGTGCATTGCAAACAACCATCGAAGAATCAAACACGACTGCAAAGACTCATGAGCAAACAGTAGCTGATCTTAATAAAAAAATTGCTGGGTATGAAACAGCAAACTTGCGAACAAGAATTGCATTACAAAACGGATTGCCTATTGATTTAGCAGATCGCTTGGTTGGAGATGATGAAGAAAGTATCAAAGCAGACGCTGAACGTCTATCTGGTTTTGTCAGCAAAAAGCAACAAACGCCACCACCTTTGAAAAATACAGAAAATAAAAATGGAAATGACAAGGATTCAAGCTGGTTGCAAGCCGTGAGAGACTTGTCGGGAAAAGGAGAGTAATCACATGACACAAAAAGCAGGAACTTTATTTAATCCAGAATTAGTAACAGAATTAATGACCAAAGTTAAAGGGTATTCGGTTTTGGGCAAACTTTCTTCTCAAACACCAATCCCTTTCAATGGAACAGAGCAATTTATTTTTAACTTGGAAGGAAATGCACAGATTGTTGGCGAAGGTGAACAGAAAAAATCAAGCGAGTCTACATTAACTTCCAAAGTTATCAAGCCAGTGAAATTTGTCTATCAAGCGCGTATCACGGATGAATTTAAATACGCAACAGAAGAAAAACAATTGAATTACTTGAAGGCTTACGCTGATGGATTTGCAAAGAAAATTGCAGTTGGTTTTGACCTTGCAGCGATTCATGGGTTAGAGCCTAGATCGATGGCAGATGCTACATTCCGTGCTACAAACTCATTTGACGGTGTAGTAACAGGTAATGTAGTGACATTCGATGCAACCAAAATCGATGACAACATTGATACCGCTGTTCAAGCAGTTGTTGCGACTGGTGGCGATGTAACAGGCCTTGCCTTATCACCACTTGCCGGACAATCGTTAGCAAAATTAAAAGTCAATGGCGTTGTGCAATATCCAGAATTTCGTTTTGGCCAAAATCCAGACTCTTTTTATGGCATGAAGTCAGACATTAATAAAAATTTAGTAACGATTGGCGGAACTGCCGAACTAGATCATGTTATTGCAGGAGATTTCCAAAACATGTTCAAATGGGGCTATGCTGAAAATATCCCAATGGAAATCATTGAATTTGGTGATCCAGATGGAACAGGTCGCGACTTGAAAGCCTACAATGAAATTTGCTTACGTACTGAAGCTTTCATCGGATGGGGTATTCTTGATGCAGATTCATTTGCGCGTGTGAAAGAGGGGGAATAACCAATGACTAGATATATTCATAAAAGAACAGGAGCTGCAATCGATACAGATTGCAGCCTTTCTGGTGATTGGGTTGCAAAAGAAGAATTAAATCAAAAAACAAGTACTCCAGAAGTGCCTGAAAAATCAGAAGTAGTTGCTGAACCAACAAAAGAACAATCAACAACGGATTTTGATGGAATTACGCGCCCGCAAATCATGCAGGAACTTGATGCATTTGGTATTGAGTATGACAAACGCGCTAACAAGCAAACATTGTATGATCTAATGATGTCGCAAGGGAAGTGATTGTATGACGGCCTTTGCAATGGTTAGTGACGTTGAAGAATTGTGGCGTGTATTAAAGTCAGACGAAAAAGATAGAGCAGAAAAACTATTGGAAGTTGTATCTGATTCGTTGCGAATGGAGGCTGACAAGGTCGGAAAAAACCTGGACAACATGATCACTACAAAGCCCGCCTTTTTTGCTAATGTTGTAAAATCCGTCACGGTCGATATTGTTGCAAGAACGCTAATGACATCGACAGATTCCGAGCCAATGACTCAAACAACAGAAAGTGCACTTGGTTATTCCTGGTCTGGATCCTATTTGGTGCCAGGTGGTGGATTATTTATCAAGAATAGCGAGTTAAGTCGTTTAGGTTTACGTAGACAACGGATGGGAGTGATTGAGCTTTATGACCAGAATTAAAGGCATAACAATTACTTTGGTGGATAAAGTAAAAGCAGGAAACGATCCATTTAACAATCCAATCTACGAAGATCAAGAAATCGAAGTGAATAATGTGCTTGTTGCGCCAACGTCAACGGATGATATCGTCAATCAATTGAGTATCCATGGAAAAAAAGCGGTATACACGCTTGCAATTCCAAAAGGTGACACGAATGACTGGGAAGATAAAGAAGTGCATTTTTTCGGTCAGAAATGGCGGACATTTGGCACACCTCTCGAAGGTATTGAAGAATTAATACCTCTTGAGTGGAACAAGAAAGTGATGGTGGAACGATATGGCTAAATCAAAATTTACGTTAAATAGAGCTGGCGTTGCGTCATTGATGAAATCAGCTGCAATGCAAGAGATATTAAAGGAAAAAGCAACATCAATCCGTAGTAGGTGCGGAGATGGTTACACACAAGATGTTTTTGTAGGTAAAAACAGAGCTAATGCTACTGTTAGCGCAGAAACATACGAAGCAAAGTGGGATAATTCAAAGAACAATACCCTCTTGAAGGCGGTGCGATAAATGATTGAGCTGGTGATACTAAATTACCTGACTGAACATCTATCTGTACCGTCTTTTTTAGAACATCAAAAGAACGAACCAAACAGATTCGTCATTTTCGAAAAGACAAGCAGTGCGAAAAGCAATCAATTGCCATCTTCGACATTTGCTTTTCAAAGCTATGCTGAATCAATGTACGAAGCTGCCAAACTAAATGAAGAAGTAAAACTAGTCGTTGAGAACATGCTTGAGCTTGATGAAATCAGCGGCATCCATCTGAACAGTGACTACAATTTTACAGATACAGAAACAAAGCGATATCGCTATCAAGCGGTATTTGACATTAATCATTACTAGGAGGTAACACGCATGACACAAGATGCAAAAAACGTATCAACGGCGAAACCGAAAGTCGGCGGGGCAATTTATTCGGCTCCACTGGGAACAGAATTACCTAAAGATGCGGTAACAGCTTTGGCTGCTACATTTAAGAGTTTGGGATATATTTCAGAGGACGGTATGACAAACTCGAACTCTCCATCATCTGACAATATCAAAGCATGGGGTGGCGATACAGTCGCTAATGTCCAAACGGAAAAAGAGGATACATTTTCATCGACGTTGATTGAAGCAACAAACGTCGATGTACTGAAAGAGGTTTATGGTGACTCGAATGTTTCTGGCGATTTAGCTACAGGAATTACTATCAAAGCAAACTCCATAGAGCTAGAAGAACATGTGATTGTTGTGGATATGGTGCTAAAAGGTGGAATTTTAAAACGAGTGGTACTGCCAAGTGCAAAAGTATCAGAAATTGGTGATATTACGTACGGTGATTCCGATGCAATTGGCTATAAAACAACATGGACGGCAATGCCAGATACGGATGGAAATACGCATTACGAATACATTCAAAAACCAAGCGGGAGCGGTGAATAACTATGCTAGAAGGAAAAACAACGATTGGCT